TGGATTTTATTGCCAACATATTCCTAAATTGTTTATTCATGATGAATATAATATATCCATCATTGAAAATATATTAAAACGGCAACGACAAGTTCTTAAACAGGTAAGAAAAGAACTTGAACAATACAAGCGAAGTACGATTGATCCGCGTGCGTTTGTTATATTAGACGACTGTTTATACGATGCATCATGGACACGTGATAAAATGATGAGATTATTATTTATGAATGGGCGTCACTGGAAAATAATGCTTATCATCACAATGCAATACCCATTAGGCATACCTCCCAATCTTAGAACCAATATAGATTTTGTCTTCATATTACGTGAGCCTTATATAAAAAACCGTAGAATCATTCATGAAAATTATGCGGGAATGTTTCCAACGTTTGAAAGTTTTTCACAAATTATGGACCAATGTACTGAAAATTATGAATGTTTAGTCATAAACAATAATTCCAAGAGCAATCGTTTACAAGACCAAATATTTTGGTATAGAGCTGAACCTCATGGACCATTTAAACTGGGTTCAAATGAATTTTGGGAATTATCCAAAGGTATAGAGAGTGATGATGAAAATATAGTAGCCTATGACCCTGCAACTGCTCGTAAAAAAGGTCCTCATATCAACGTTAAAAAAAACAAATGGAGTTAAGAGTCATGTTTAGTTGAGATATTTTCATGTTCAAACATCTCATGGGTAGGGTCATCACGAGACGACACGAGATTTCCTTGGTCGTTCATCGTTTGTGTTAATTTATTACCACTTTCACTTGCCTTTTTCAAGTTGTCTTCAAATGCTTTTTGTTTTGTAGTACGCACACGATTTTCAAAATGTTGTTTAGCTTTAAATTCATTTTTATGTTTTTCTTGCATGAGTTGGTTTAGTTCCTCTTCCAAATATTCTACCTTACCTGTTTTGTAGGACTCGGGGTCAAATGGCATCCACAATCCAACCGGTCCAACAAATACATCGTGAGACGGGTCACTTTCGCGTAAACTTTTAGCGTGTAGTTCTGCTTCACCTTGTGTAGAAAAAGACCCACGTATTTTGATTCCGCGGGTATTGGTTTGAAAATCAACGGATTCGTCGTATAGACTTTGTAATCTATCTTCATGTTTATCCATGAACGTTTTATATTCATCCGTTAATGTAGTTGCAAATAATGCATCTTTTTCAGTTGAAACAAATTCTTCTAAATCTTTCATCATATCTTCAAATGAACATTTATACTTATACGATAAAAATTTAATAAATTGTGTAAACTTATCCATAGATTTGGATAATTCCCATTGTTTAATAAACTCGTTGAAAAAAAATTGACGTTTATCTTCTATTATATTTTCAGGGGATATAAAAGAGACACAGGCGAATTTTTGTCCTGCCAAGGCACGGTCTTCTTCTAATAAATCAATATACTCTGGATTAGGAGAACCGTTTATGAGACGCGCATTCTGACGTTTAGAAGACATATATATTGGATATTAAGAAATCTTTAAGTATTAATTTCATACAAATTTTTTTTCTTTTACTACTCTATAATGAATATTTCGGGCGTAGATTTTAATGAATTACTTAAGCGTGCAATTAAATATATAGTGGAAGGTCTAATGGTAGCCATTGCCGCATTTGCGATACCTAAAAAAAGTATTAATTTAGATGAAATCGCACTCATTGCATTGACTGCAGCGGCTACATTCAGTATTTTGGATACTTATATTCCTAGTATGGGTGTAAATGCGAGAAGTGGTGCAGGCTTTGGTATAGGCGCAAATCTAGTAGGTTTCCCACGATAATTATATAGTCGGTATAAATTCCCAATCTAATTCATTGCATATTTTTTTCCATATTTCATCTTGCTCAATCCGTTTATATCTATCTTTTAGCATTGGAAAAAAGGGTAAAAAATCGGTTTCATCTAGTAATTCGCACAGTTTATATATGGTATAGTAATAATTTAAGAAATTTACTCGTACATCTGGACAAAATCTAGCATAGGGTGTTTGTATTTCCATAAATAAACTACACAATCGTTGTTCCAATTCAGGTTTCATTATAGGAGGTTTAATTCCCAATTTATCTTTTATATAAGGGATATGTTCGTAATATTTATTATATCCTAATTTTTTTAATATGGTTTTAGCACGATGATTGGTCAATTGTATAAGAATAATACGCTCTTTTTTCATTTGTTGTTCAATGTCTTCTATCACTTTAGATGGTATTTGGGTAGTCTCCTTTGCTTGAAACTGTGCAAGAATTTCTCTAAAATGATTTATACGCTTATAGGCATAAAAACATATTTCTTTATGTGGTTCCTTGTAACTACATCGTTCATTATCAATTAGATATTGTACGCTAACAAAACACATGTTACATACACATAGTCCTTCGTGTTCAATGAATATAAGTTCGCCTTTATTACAATGATTACAAATGTCCGTTTGATTTATAAACTTGTTAATGTCTAGGAATGCATCATCCACATTTGCAAGATATTTTTGTGCATTGGGTAATATATCGTTTTGTACTATGGAGGGGGAGTCCTTTATATTAAAGAATGTATTCAACGTTTTAGACGAAACATTACAATTACCTTCAGAATCAATCTTTTTATTTTCATAATAATCAAATATATATTTTGAATTATCAAGGTAGTATTTTGATTTATAGTGACGCAATTTTTTTATTTTAGAGGAAATAGAATGTATTTTGTCTTGTAGTTCAGTTTGTAGTTCAATATTGTCTGTATGTTTTAATTCTGTTTTTAACTTATATTTTTCAGTATGTAACTTAGGCAAAACAATATCTTCCTCGTATTTGATTTTCTCTAAAATGGACTTATGTTTAATATCTAAGGTTGTATTATATTTAACTGGGACTTGTAACGTTTTAGTTGGTTTGATTTTAAAAGACATTAATCTAATATTGGTATAGTTTTTAATACAATATTAGATTAAACGTTAATTATTATAAATTATTGTTTCATATATATTACAATGGAGGATAATACAATACAATTAATAAGACATATTACACAAGACATTGACTTTAACACCTTACAAAAGATGAAGTTTATATATAGCGCATTACAAGACGGTTGGTCCGTAACAAAAATTGCACGTAAATATGTTTTTACGAAAAAGCATGAGAATGACAAACAAATATTTGAAGAAGACTATATTAAGACATTTATAACTCATCATACGTCTATTTGAAGAATAAGGTATAATTCTATATTTTTTTTTCTTTTGTAATAATATAGAATGGGTGGAGGATTGATGCAATTAGTAGCCTATGGCGCCCAAGATGTTTATCTTACTGGCAATCCACAAATTACATTTTGGAAAGTAACTTATCGTCGTCATACTAATTTTGCGATGGAATCTATAGAACAAACCTTCAACGGTCAAGCGGATTTCGGAAGACGTGTAACATGCACCCTTGCGAGAAACGGTGACCTTGCTTATAGAACTTACCTTCAAGTAACTTTACCTGAAATCAATTCTACTCTAGCGCCTTTTGCGAGATGGTTAGATTTCCCAGGTGAGCAACTCATCGCGCAAGTGGAAGTTGAAATTGGTGGTCAGCGAATTGACCGTCAATATGGTGACTGGATGCATATTTGGAATCAATTAACACTATCCAAGGAGCAACAAGATGGTTACTATAAGATGATTGGTAACACCACGGCACTAACCTATATTACTGACCCCAGTTTTGCAAACGTGGATGGTCCGTGTGATTCCGATGCCCCCCGTCAAGTATGTACTCCTAGAAACGCATTGCCTGAGACCACTTTATACGTTCCATTCCAATTTTGGTACTGCCGTAATCCTGGTCTAGCGCTTCCACTCATTGCTCTTCAATACCATGAAGTTCGTATTAACCTTGATATTCGTCCCATTGATGAATGTCTATGGGCGGTATCTACTCTCGCATGTGAATCCGGTTCGTCCACCAATGTAAAATCTAGTCTTGCCTACGCTCAATCCCTCGTAGCAGCCTCGCTATACGTAGATTATGTGTTTTTAGACACGGATGAACGTAGACGCATGGCACAAAATCCTCACGAGTACCTCATTGAGCAACTACAATTTACAGGCGACGAATCGGTTGGCTCGTCTTCTAATAAAATTAAGCTTAACTTTAACCACCCGTGTAAGGAACTCATTTGGGTGGTTCAACCAGATGCAAATGTAGATTACTGTGCTTCCCTTGACTGTAATTCCGTGTTGTACAAAACTCTTGGAGCTCAACCCTTCAATTATACGGATGCCGTGGATGCTCTTCCAAACGCCATTCATGCCTTTGCTGGTCCAGAATCCATAGGTGACAACGCAGGAGACTTTATTACCGCATCTGGATTGTTTCACGACGCGGGTGCAGCAGACGCTGCCGCTGGTGGTGATTATTGGAGTACAAATATGGCACTCTCGGGATCGGACTTGTATAATAGTGCAGGCGGTCAGTATGGATTTGGTGATGTAGGAGGTGGTGTAACCTCTTCGGTTTCCGACGCGGGTTCGTTTGTACTCAGTGAGACTGCTCTTACAATGCATTGCTGGGGTGAAAATCCAGTAGTCACTGCCAAACTTCAATTGAACGGACAAGACCGATTTTCGGAACGTGAAGGTACTTATTTTGACCTTGTACAACCGTTCCAACACCATACCCGTAGTCCAGATACCGGTATCAACGTATATTCGTTCGCATTGCGTCCAGAAGAACACCAACCATCTGGAAGCTGTAACTTTTCGCGTATAGACAATGCCACCCTTCAACTTGTGTTATCGAATGCTACTGTAGAAGGTACCAGCACTGCCAAGGTGCGTGTATATGCTGTAAATTATAACGTTCTGCGTGTAATGTCTGGTATGGGTGGTCTAGCCTATTCCAATTAATCCTTTAATGTATATGATGAAACCATTCTATAAAATATACACTATTCGTCCATACGGTATTTATGATATCGTCCTCAAATATATCAAACAATTCTTTTAATAAATCGGTTTCATCCGGATTTTCCAGTTGAATCCTTTGTAAAGAAT